AGATCCTCAACGTCGCGCGGCCCGGGGCGAGCGGCGAAACGTACGCCTTCGACGCCGACGGCGTGTTGCTGTCGAGCAGCCGCTTCGAGGACGAGCTGAAAGAACTGGCACTTTTGCCAAATCGGCCGGACGCCCGCAGCGTGCTCAGCTTGGAGATTCGCGATCCGGGCGTCGACCTGCGCTCCGGCGCGCGAGCGGCGCTGCCGCGAACCGGAACACGTCGACCAACAGCTCCTTGTTCGGGTCTGCGGCAGTGTTCAACCCCTCGAAGCGCATCGCCCGCTCGGGCGGCGTGCTGGAGGTGATAGCCTGGACCTCCTCCTGGGAGGCGAAATCATAATCGACCTCAAGAGGTAAATCCTCGGTAATCGCCCCCGTGCTCAGAGGACAGATAGTGCCGAACTCCAGATTCACGGTGTAGTCCGTGTCCAGCACGAAGACAGGTGTACCCGCCGCGCCCGTCACGACCACCATACTGACCTTGATATGGGCCAGCGGCACGAACTTGTCGAGGCGCGCGATGATGTTCTCGGTAACCACCGACGCCCCGGCAATCACTGCCTCGGTGCCGAACAGGGCGAGCGCCAGGTTTTCCTTGTTGATCGACTCCATCACCATGGTGACGGTCGCGGAAATTTCCTGGGTGATCGTGAGGTCGATGGCACGGGCCCCTGAGCAGGACTCTTTGTGCTCAAACTCCTCGCGCTCGATTGCGATGACCAAGGACGACACGTTCCCCACGGGCAGAAAACCCTCGGGGGCTCCTGTACTGGGATCGCGCGTTGCCAGGAGCACTGGGCCCTGACCACTAAAATACTGCGTTACTACGCAAGTTTGACCTGCCATGTTTTAATCCCCCTCGTGGTCGCGTTGCTGTTTCTTAGGCTTGCCTTTCTTCGATTTCCGGATTGACGATGGAAGTATTAAACCGCTAACCAGCGGCTCTCCCACGCCCCTCTTCTCCATGCGCTCGGCAATGTAATTCTCTACCTCGATGATCGTACCGCGCGGGTGCAATATCCCACTGACCGTGCAGCCCCTGGTGAGCCTTACCTTGATCATTTCAGCAATCCTCCAGGGTAGAAACTAGAACTAATTAGCCCGCTTGTCCACACGTGTGGACGCCTAGGTGCTTGCAGTCACAGCCCCGATGCCCACTATCACGCGGGTAGACCAGCGCTGTACATACATTAGAATCTGGGCCTTTCCTTTGGCCGTGTCCGTGCTCGTCGACCGGGTGATCGTCAAATATGCAGGGACCTCGAATTGAAACCACCATTTATGGCCCCCAGGGGCCGTCTCACATTCAGCGATGATCTGGTTACGAATCTTGTCCAGTAACTCTGTGGCCGCGGGCTTCTCGTCAGCGTCACCATACGTGGCCTCGCACAAGTCACCCATGGTCAACACCACGTCCGCTGAAAGCATCTGAGTCCGCCCCTGCTTCTGCTCACCGACCTTGACCATGCCGCTATAGATCACCCCTACGGCCGGGAATTCTACCCCCTCCAAGTCACTCAGGAGCTTCTCCTGGGTGTACACATACAGGGTCTTATCCTGGACCTCGGGCAGGGCATTGATCTTGGTAATCAGATCCTGAATCGCATCGTCAACCGGGTTAGCCATTTACCTCGTCCTCGCGGCTCTAGCGGCTCGCTTGAATAGTGACAGCATCACGGCCTCCACAGCCGACCCGTCATCTGCGCCGAACCCCAGGAACTCACGCTTCGGCTGGCCTTCCAGCCCGAGCTGGTGTATCAGAGCGTAATTCTCCACCGGCTCACCGGTCTCCCTGTTTCGGGTCGACGGGTTCACGCCAATAGACCTGACGTTCGAAGACTTCCTGAACAGGTCAATGCTGTTGAATAGAGACCCGGTGTCAAACAGGGTGCCGGTGTCGCCCTCTCCCCTACGGAAAAAGCCAGCGATGCTCGGCTCCCAGGGCACCCCATCAGGGTTCACCTCGTCCAGGAACCGCTTCCGATGCCTATCGAGCAACAAGGCCCCCACCGTATCCAGCACCTGCTCACTGGTGAGCTGGTCCCCCAGCCGCCTGAAGAACACTTCGAGAGCCTTGCCCCCTTTAATCTCGGCACCGATAAACTCGCCCATGCTATCCCCCTGTCTTTATCATGGATAGTTGATCGGCTTCCTGGCGTTCGGCACGAATCGGATATGCTTGTCGAGGAACTGTGGCAGCATCAGGGAGAGCGCCAGACACCGGGCCGCATCTTCTTTCGAGCACTTACCGGTCGTCCCGAACAACTTGAGCGCCGTGAGTATCGCGGCCTCCTCAAGCCAGCCTGGCACACCCTTGAATATCTTGCCAAAGCCATCCGCCTCATTCTTGGTCGTGAAGCCTGACGTGTAACTCACACGCAAGAATTCACGGTCCACGTGGGGCCCGATAAACAGCTTCGAGATAAGGGTATCGGAGTCGGTGATCGTCAGGATGGCCTTCTCGAAATTGATCGCCACCTGGGGCACCTCGATGGTCTGCAGCGGCTCGGTCCCCGAGAAGTCCTCGTGGTTCAGCGCCCGCTCGATGAGCACCGGGAAGTTCGTCTGGTCATTGTCCACGAACGCATTGCGCAGGTATAGCTTGGGAAATCCATGGGCATCAGAGTGATGGTGTGTGGTGTGGTGCTCATGCCCGTGACTGCGCAGACCAGCGCCGCCCCCCGTAACGAACGGCTCCTCATTGGAGTCGAGGTAGAATATGTCGGCGTTGTCGTCAGTTCGGTCGAACGTGTCGATGCGCAGGGACTCTGCCAGATGAAAGGTAGCGGCCTCCAGGTAGGAGGCCAGCGTTTCGAGCAGGTCGTCGAGAGACTTAAACCCACCCCGTCGCCGCAAATCTTCGACACTGGCGAGCTTCGCCATCTACAGAACCCCCTCAGGTCATACTTCAATCAGTTCAGACGGGAGGTCCCCACCAGCATCTTCAGAGTCACCTCCCTCGGCTGCAGGCTTTTTCTTCTTGCGCTTGCTGGGCTTCGAGGTGATCTGCATATTCTCAACGTCCAGCGTCTTGCCCTTGCCCTTTTTCCTGGCCTTTGTCTTCCTGGCCTTCGCCTCTTTTCGATGCTTGGCCTCGGCCGTCTTTTTCTCGACCAGGGATATTACCTCCTCTTCCTCGGCAGGCTCCTCAGGCTCGTCCATCACGATCCTGAATACATCATTGCCCAAGGGGTCGACTTTGGATAGGAGAACTTCGGCGGTCGCATCGTCGACCATGTATTCCTTACCCTCGTGGAATGACTGGGCAACGCCCTTCCTGTGCCCCGCGGGGATCACCAGCGTGTAATTCTTGGCGCGTGCCAGCTCCAGTTTCACCATGCCCATCGCGTCTCCTCCTCTTTTAGTGGGTTAAACGGACATCAGGCCCGCAATATAGCAGGCCTGACACCCAGACTCCACCCCCCTAGATCGAGCCTTATAGAACCGCGTCGAGCGTAACTCGGTCGGTGGCCACCCAGTCGACGGCCCCACCGTTGTCGAGCGTGACCTCGGTGTCGTTGAAGCCGTCTCCGCCGTCCCAGGCCTTCACAACGCCCGCTGTGGTGCGGACATGGACCTGAACCGCACTGACCTCACGGTCGAAAAACCACTTCATGCGACCGGCGACTACCTCAAGGGCACTCGGGCTGCGCGTGAGCTTCATAGGCGGGGTGCCCTTCTTGCCGAACTGCATAGCCGTGTCGATGGCCCCATTGCCGATAGTCTCGGCCAGGGCGACGTTTGCGGACACGTTGTCGTGGGCCTTCTGAGCGATCAGATCCATGTTGACACCGTCAACCGGGTCCTCTGCACGGACGCCGCTCTTGCCGCTGGCGTTGATGGCCAGTGTGAGCTTGGCCAAAGCGTTCGCTGCAGTCAGGTCACCGGTAACGTCGACCAGGATATTGCCCGCGACCACGCTTGCGTCATCATCGAACTCGTAGACTTCAGCTCCCACCGTAACGGTCTCACCGTCCACCACAACACCCGTGATCTGGAGAAGGGCATTGGCGAACACGCCAAGAGAACCGTCATCCAGGGCGCGGCCCTTGTGAGTATTCCTGTCAAAATGATCTTGATGCGACATGCTCGCTCCTCCAGCTTACAAAGTTAGGGCATCATGGCCCGGGGCTTGTATCCACCCCGGGCCTAATGCTACCAGTCCCACCCCTCAACGGCCTGTTTAGCCGATGTTGGTGTACTTGACGACGGCCTCGTCCTCCTCGATCTCGACAGCCACCCTGGCCGTGAGAACGATGATGAACTCCCGCGTGCGGATGTCCTTGTCGACCTCCATCGTCACCCGACGCTGGATACCCCAGATCAGGTTCAGAGGGTTGGTCAACATGCCGCTCGCGTTCGGGAGCTGCAGTGCCGCGTTGACCGGGACACCGAAGCCGAAGACCGGACCCGTGCCCTGCAACTGCGCATCGCCCAGAGCCGTCTCGCGAGTCGCGAACGTGTCACGATACTCGATGAGCTGGTCCATGGAGACGTAGTGGCGGAGAGCCGCCAGATTGCGCAGGTACTGGTCAGGCATGGTCTTGAGACCGGCCTTGAACAGGTCCTTGCTGACCGTCGCGAATCCGTTGTCCACGAAGTTCACGACACCCGAGAGCTTCAACCACCCGTCCTGGAGAGCCAGGTAGGGGTCGCCGGAGCCGGTATCGCCCAGGAGAGCAAGCTCTTCCAGGTCGATGGCCGCACGCTCGGCGATCAAGGTCATGATCGTGTCCTTGATGCCATCCCGGCTGATACCGCTGCCAGCCGCTGGGCCAGACGCGATGTTGTCGTCGATGGTGCCGCGCTCGATGTTGTCCTCGATCACGTCGTAAGGCAGCCGAACCTCAGCGATCACCTCGCTGGTCGTCAGCGTCACCTGCTCGGTCGTGGGACGAGAACGCAGACCGGCACCCAGCGCCGTGCCAGACGACGGAGCCGCCGCCATGATACGGGTATTGAAGCCGATCTTGTTGATCTTGCGCACGGGCGCATTCATCCGGACGACGCGTGCATCCCGCAGAATCGTGGGCTGCACATGAACCAGCTTCCGGATAAACTCATCCGTCTGCTCAGGGTTCAGCAATCCGCCTTCTGAGGTCAGGTCACCTACCGTCCAGTCCGCCTTCTGGATAAGTTTCTTGTTGTCGGTCATCGTAGATCCTCCAGTTCCTAGTGTTATTTTTCAGCGTGGTATTTAGGCCCTATCGCCGCCTATTCCTTCAGGTCAGCGGTGAAGTCAGCGTTGAACATCTTCTCCATCTGGGTGTTTCCCCAGAAGCCTTTCTTCACCTGCGCTTCATCCTTGCGCGTCCGGTCGGCACGCATCCCATCCAAGTCTTCCGGCTGGGTAATGGTGCCCACCAGGGCCGTGCCCTCCACAGCTTTAGTCGCTGCTTTCGCGGCTTCCTCCACGCTGTTCAGGCGGTCCTGAGATTTGCCCGAGTCCGTTTCGAGCTTGTCGACCTTCGTCGTCAGGCCAGTGATTGCGTTCGTAACGGCCTGCATCGTCTCCGTGACCTTAGTCAGAGCCTTGAGCATCTCGCCCGTCTCGGCCCCTTGCTGCCCGGCACCCGTACCTACGGGCGGAGGCGGCTGGTTCGTTGCGCCAGTCTCCATCGGGACACAGTTCCCGTCGACCAGATGCTGACCGGCCGGGCAATCAGCCCGAGGACTCAGGTTGGCGTTGTTCTCGTCCGGGTTGCCAGGGCTCTTCGTCGCGCCGATAGCCGCGCCATCGTCGCCAGTCGTCGCCTCGGCCCCTGCACCGGCCCCAATAATACCGTGGCCCTGTTCCTCGGCCGCGCTCTCGACGCAGTTGCCCTTGTCGTCGCGCTGCGTGCCAGGCGGGCAGCCTTGGAAGTCCGTGCCCTCACCAGCGGCGCGATCATGACTCGTCTCATGCTCGGCCTTGGCTTTGCCACATTCGGTGCAGGCACCCTTGTTCATGATCTCGAAGCCGTCCAGGTCCTCCAGCTTGAAAGCCACCATCGGCAGCTTCTTAGTCAGACTCATGACGAACGACTTGTGAGCATCCAGCGCGCTCTCGATCAAGCCGCCTGCGTCCTGGCGCTTCTCGGAGTTGCGCATGATCCCGGAGACCGTGCTCATCAGAGCCTCCATGGACATTGCCAGCCCAGGGAAAAAGCCCTTCGTGCTCACGTTCTCGTCGAAGTCCATGCTGTCGGAAAACGGATCGAAAAACTTCTTGGCGTTACCCCCCAAGATGATCCCGACATCGTCATTCAGCCTCATCGAGACCATCTGACTCTCGTCGTCCGTCCAGTTTTCCTGCTTGAGAATGATGACGTTGTCATCCTCCTCTTTGTCCTCGACCTTCAGACCGAGTTCTTTGACCTTCGCGATCAGCTTGTCGGTGTACTTCTCATCCTTACGGATGACAACCGCTGCGATGGTCAGCTCGTCAGTTGCGGGGGTGGCACGCTGGCCGTCCCTTTTGCGAAAGAGCATGGCTCCCAGATCAATTCCCATTGCTTTTTCCTCCTCAGCCTTTAGGATTTTAATGGGTAGCCTATTGGCTCCCCGCTTTACAAGAGAAATCCACCGGACATCTCCGTCAAACAATTCGGTGACCTTAATCTTCACTATTGCCATTTAAGGCCTCCAAGAATGAGAACCGGTGTGCAGGTTCCCCGTTAGGTCCGTCCTCGGTCAGCGTCGGCCGCACTATCTTGTGCGTATGGTTCGCGTCCCCCTTCCCTGCCAGCGCCTCTCCTAATACGTCGCCTTCCTTGCTAAAGGTGACCACGAACTTGTGATCATGAGGCTTCGCCTCATTCGCCACCTTCGTGATCCCCTCGATCTGATCCGGCAGCTCGATCTCAAGTACAGCGCCCCTGGCATGCACAAACCCCTCAAACGAGAGGCCATTGATCTCGCCATCCTTGACAGCCTGCCACTCCACGTCGCCTAGTTGTATCCCTACAACCCACGCCCCGAAGATGAAGTCCGGATCGCCGTCCCTTGCGATGAAGGACTCGACGAGATCTGCGCCGACCCTTCGGTTATCGTGCTGGCGATCAATCTGCCGCCCTCTACCCGCTACCAGGAAGCCGTGAGCGATCTTCCTGATCTCCTCGGTCTTCATGAAGTCCCCCTGGCTATCAGGGAGATCCGGCGCGTAGACTTCCGCGTAGATTATCTGAAGCTCTTCATCGACCTTCTTGATCTTCAAAAAGTGCTCCATGTCAGGTCACCCTAGAACTAATTAGCCTACCTGTCCACACGTGTGGACAGAATTAAATCATCGCCTTCTCTTGGGAACGCATCGCCCAGTGACAGGTTCCCTCACCTTGCCCGGTGGGCACTTCTCGGGGCCTTGCTGGGGACTAAGTAACCCGCCCTCAGTGGCTAGGTCATCCACAGTCAAATCATTCGGGCCCTGCTTGGGCTTCCGTACCTGCACACACCTGCCGCCCCTCATCCTCATGCCAGGCGGGCATTGCCGCCTCCCTTGTCCAGGGAGATGGACTGCCTTCAGGCTCTCCAAGAGCATGTCCCTGACTCTCTCTGTCACGCTCTTCTTGCCTTTATCAGACCGTCCCTGACGCCCCCCCAGGCCCTCGCGCGCGCGCCTGCACGCGGCTGCACGCGAGACACCGATCAGCCTCCGGTGCTTATCGTTCCGGCACGCCCGTCTCATATCCTCCAGGAAGTTCTCGCAGGCCACCTGCTGGCTTACGCCGCGCTCGCGGGCAGCCGCGGCGCTTCTACAGGCCGCTGCAAATAGCAGGAATTGACGACGGCTCGTAGATGGCTTGGCCACCCACGTCCGCTCAAACATATTCTTACAAAGGGAGATTGTCACGCATGCGCTCCGGCCATCCACACGTGTGGACAGTAGACTGCATGGTGATACTAACTAGCCCGCGTGTCTATATCGTGGTGCGTTTAGGTTGGGGTAGCCTTTCCTGTGTCCTGGGATCAAAGGACTTAGGGTAGTTGGGGTCGCCTTGCCAATCGTAGGTATACCAGGTGCCCTCAAGTCGGCTGTCCATACACGCCTGACCGCGAGCGAACCAGACCTGGGTATCATTGAACCCATCACCAGAATAAGCCTCGTCCGTTTGCTCTAGTGCCCTGACTATCTCCACCTTATCCCCGCCCAAGGCAAGGGACTCAGCCAGCCACTTTCTGACCATACCTATTGGAATCCCCGCGTGCCTGCGCTTCAGTATAGTGCTGTACGCCGATGACATCGTGGCGCAATACTCGCGCACATCTTCACCCGGGAACGGATCATCGGGCCCCGCGAACACCTCCCTGAATCGCCCGATGAACGGGATAGGGCTATCAAAGGGGGCCTCTCCGATCACTGGAGCGTCATGCTCACGGCCATATACGTCAACCGCCCACACGGCCACCTGCGCGACCACGCCCAGAGACACGCACAGCAACATGGTCAGAAAATGCCTGGTCACTGAGCCTCCCTCACGGACCTGATCAAGTCGATCACCGTGTCCCAGTTTCCGGATCGTAGCGTCAATCTCTTCCTGGGGAATAGCACGCGCCTCTTCAAGGCCACGTTTTGTCACCTCGTCATCCAGTTCCTCGAAGGTGACTAGCCTGTCCTTGAATCTGATCTCGTCTTTGCCGTCAGCTCTCATGACCATAGAATATGCACCTCTACATTTAGAGCATAACACGGATCAAGGGAACGCCACCCCTTTACCCCCAACAAAGAGAGGGGATCTCCCTTTGGGGACCTGGTTATCCCAGATCGACCAGCGCCCAAAAAACGACTTCAATGCCTGGAAGTTGGCATCGTTGTCGATGTTATTCAGGACCACGTCCACCGGCACATATCTGCCACGTTTTCTCGGCCCGCTTGCCAGGAACCGGGTCACAGCCCTCAGAGCGGCGTCCTGCCTAGGCAAGAACATATAATGGCCCTCGATGCTATACCCCGACTTCTTGAAGTCCTTCAACAGCCCCTGCACCTTGGCCAGGTCGCGCATCGTGGCATCACTGACCACGTTCAGTCTCAGGTCCCGCGCGATTCTATGGGCCTCGGCGAATATGAATGAGGACTCCTGATGCACCTGGGCAGCATTCCAGCCCCTGAATTCTGGCAGCCCCGCCTTGATCTTGTCCGGGTCCAGGACGATGTTGGTCTTCGGATCGAATACCCTGCCCTCCAGGGCCCCCTTACCCGATCCACCACGGCCCCCGAGCATAGTGAATCTGGGAGCCACCCCTGCCTCTGGCGTGGCCGCGGCCACCGCGTCGGTCGTGAATATGTCACCAAGAATGCTATCGTGCACAGCCAGCCTTTCCGTAGTCCATGCCCCGTCCACCTTGTGAACGGTATCGGTAGCCCGCAGCCTCCTCAGGTTAATGTCATTCTCGATCACCTCTCTCCTGACGGATGGTGACAGATCATCCAGGATCGCGCCCGCCGTGATATTCGGATCGTCGAATTGCTTGGCATACTGATCCAGAGGCAGAGCTGAACGCCCAGGCCTGACACGAGGAGCCACACCCGGCTCCAAGGCCCCCGGGGCCCCTACGGTCGGGCCCTTCCTGCTCTTCCTCAATACCCCTCGACAGAATGGGTGATATGGCGGCGTGTCCCAGCCAGCTCCCGAGAGCTGCTCGGTGTTCATCGCCTTGAGGTTCCGTATCCCGGCCCTGCTCTGGCTGGGCCATGTGGCGATAGTCTTCATGTCGTTCGGGTTGTCCACAGACAGCCAGCGATTCAGCTTATCCGCGGCCCCGGCGACTGAGAATACCTTGCCGTTCATCTCCCGACAAACGGGGCAAGTCCGGATGTCTAACTGCTCCGACACCCGGTAGAATTGGACGTTTCGCGCCGTAGCCTCCTGAGTGAATCCCCAGCTCCCTAACCTGGAGGCATGCAGGCTGCTCGCTAGCAAGATATTCTGGCCGCCAGCGCCAATGGCCCTCTGCCCTAGATCCACGGCGAACGAACCCACCAGCTTCTGCATAGGGACCCGGCCTTCCTTCTCGTCCAGCTTCTGCTGTAGGAATATCCGAGCCTCTCTCCTAACCACCTCATTCGTGTCTATCAGCGTCATCTGGAAGATCTCGACCGCCCTGTCAACCACCTCCGGCACCTGTTCCTTCGCGAATCGGGTGTTCCTGGCCCGCGCGAAGTCGGTAGCCCCAAAGATCACAGCCATCTCCCCCGTGAACCGGGCCCTGCGCTCTTGCCTGCGAGCCACAGGCCCCAGGTCCAGCTCCTCGACGGCCGCGAATGCCCCGTTGATGTCCCCGGCCTGAAACCGGTCAGCAATCTTCTGGACCACAGAGGAAGCCTCTCGCTTCCAGGAGTTGAATGTGGGGATGGCCAGGGAGTCCTCGATGGCCAGAAAGGCCTCGCGGCGTACTGTCGTGGCCTGGGGGGCTCTGGACTCCGTTGTCGCTCTAGTCGGGGCAGCCGCTATATCAACCATCGCCGTGGTCATGATCCTGGTGGATGGCCAAGGCTGCAATCTCACTGAGTTGATCGGCCCCCGCGGGATCGTGGCCATACCCAGCCATCATATTGATAGCCGCCAGGTGATGGAACATCGCCTTGTATTGCTCCGGCAGGTTCTTCACGATCCTGACCATGGTCTTCCTGGCGTCTGGGCTCGGCTCTTTTTCGCCGACGGTCATCACCGCCCACTCCTGAGCCAGGTGGATCACCTCCTCCATGCCCATCTTCATAGCCCGCTGCAGGGATTCGCCCCCCTCCCCATTAGGAACCCCCTCGGGAATACCCCCTGGGGGCATCGGTGGGGCAGGCGGCTTGATCATCTCAACCTCTTCAGGGACCTCAAAGGTCAAATCGACGATCTCGTTCAGGGTCTCCACCACATCCTTGTTAGTTATGGCCCCGGCCTTGATCGCAAGCTCAACGCCCTTGATCTGGCTGTCCACGTCGCGCAGGGTGATGGCCAGGGAGTGAAATATAAAATCTGGGGCGATCTCCCTCATGATCGTCTTGTTCATCACCTCGTCGAACTCCTCGCGCTCGGGCTTGAACACCTGGGCCTCTGCGATCATGTACGAGGTCTTGGCCGTCGCGAAGTTCATGTCCTCACTTTTGCCCACGAACAGCGGCGGCAAACGGAAACTGGACCGCACGCGTTTCTCGTTGTTCGTGTTGTAGACCTCGAACATGCTGTCCTTCAAGCGCTCAGATCCGAATCTCTCGACTAGCACCTTGACGTTGCCCGGCTTGTCCATGTCCCCACCGGCCGCGTGTACCTCGATGACCATCGCCCGGTTCTTGCTCGCCCCCTTGCCGCTCAGGTAGGTCTGGATCTGCTGCCTGACCACCTCGGTCAGGACACCGCCCTGGATAATGATCATCGCCGGGGGTAGCCCGCCACTGTTGAAAAAGTCCAGATTCAGCTCCTCGGCCTTACGTGAGCCCAGGATACTGGGGGTCTGATTGATCCACCGCGGCACACCATACGGGGTCCCCGGCATCTTGTTCACCGTGAACATAATCAGCTCGCTGGCCCGGTCGGGCATCGCGACTGGCTTATCCGCAGTCTCCCAGGCACCGGTCATTTTATTCAGTTCACGGCTGGCCTTATATTCCTTAAAAAAGACCATTCCCTTGCCCCTCTCGATCTTCGGGGTGCCCGCCACATTCTCCGCCCGCACACTACCGGTGCGCTGCATGTATCTCCTCTCCCTGGTCAGGAGCTTCACATTCATCTCCCGGCCCCTACGCATGAGCGTGATGTCCTTGACCACAGCCATGTCAAGCCTCACCAGCCTGATGGTCGTCGGGTCAACGTTGTTCACCAACATGATCTCGCCCTTGGGGTTACGAATCACCTCCAGATACGCAACGCCAGTGACCTCAAGCCCCCGTCTCAACTCGCGCCTCATGGTCATGAACGATGTGTTAGGCCAGGGCTCGCTGAAAAAATCCTCGGCCACCTGTTGCTTCCTCTTCTGCTCAGCCTCGGCGGCGATCTCCTCGGGGGTGGGGGCCACGGGCACCGGTTCCTCGCCCTCAGGCGGCTGCTTATCGTCTGCCTCATCCTCGGACGTGCCTAGATCCTTAGGTACAATCTCGTGCCCTGTGCCGTCTATGTTGACCTCCATCGCCGCGATGTTCTGCATCAGGGCGTTATTATGGGCACACAGATGGACCAGGAGCCTCAGATGAAACGGTGGGTTGATGATCTGCCTGCGGTCGTCCTCGTGCAGGGTCGAGAACTCGTCATCGGCCGTGAACGCATTGGACTCTAAGACAGCCTGATCCTGCTTGCTCAGTTTCCTGCGCTTAATCAGGGTCACGTCGGTGTTGAGCCCCATGGCCTTGAGCGCTTCGGACTGCTCAAGCTCTTCCGGGGTCATGGATGGCTCTTGATTCTTGTCCTTCTTTTTGGGCACGGTAGACTCCTCCAGGTATGCGAGAAGTCTACACTCACTGAATCAGAAAATCGAGAAAAGGGTACGTTTTGATTCGAAAGAGGGTATTAAGGGGATAAATATCCCCTTTTTATACCGTTTCTATTAAGCGGCCTCCGCCGTGAACTCGGCCTTCGCCGGGCGCTTGGCGAACGCGAAGCTCTCATCCTTGTCACTGCGCGTGAGGGTGGCCGTGAACTTCACGCGGCGGCCCTTCACCTCACCTTCGAGGGAACTGGGCACGGTGCTCCAGACGCGGAACCCGTCACACTTCACGAGCATCTTGAAGGTGTCACCGTACTGACTCTCCTGGAGCTTGACGTGGACGATCTCACCCTCGATCTCGACACGCCCCTCAGGAGCTGGATTCTTGGGCTCGGCCTCCTGCTTGGCCTTCTCGGTGTCCCACTTAGCCTGCCTCTCGGCGGCCTTCGGGATGCACTCAAGCTGGCGCTCACTGAGAGTGCCTCTGGCCATGAGCTGGTCACGAAGGGACCCCAAGAAGCTGTTGTCTCTGTGCTTGCTAAGGAGACGCACGGCCTCGCGGTTCTCTTTCGCGAAGGTGCGGAGCTTGGCGAAGCGACCACGACGATGACGGATCTGCTTCATCACCTTCTCCATGCGCTTGCGCTGCCAGGCCAGGTTGCTGATCTCGAAGCGCTCCTCAGCACATATCCAGCCGACAGTGATCAATTCCTTCGTGGGACGGTGCTCAAGAACAACACCGTGATGGTAATGGGCACCGCAATGGTCGCAGCTAGACCAGCCGCCGTGGATCATCGCACCACGCTCGCGGAGCATCTTCTGGATGCGCTCCATGTCAGCGCGGAACTCTTTCATGATCGCAGCGAAGCCCTCACCTGAACCCATAAACGGCGGGGCATTCGTGTAGATGTACTCAATAACCTCGTAATTCTCAGGCTTGAGTGACTTCTCGGAGTGTACGTCAGTTCGCATTGATCATCACCTCTCCCCTAAATATACGCTATATTCAGGCGTTTGCAAGGGCAATCGACGAACGGTATTCTGGCGGCTAAATCAATGACTTACGCAGCTAATTTCATCACCTTCAGCTCTGCCAGGTTGGGGCCTACCTCCAGGCCTACCGTGAACTTGAGCCTAGGCTGCCAGTTGAATAGCTTCTTGGTAGGCAGATTCTCCATGACCTCCACGATCCGCGCGGCGTCTCGCTCCACGTGCTCCTCGGGCACGTAGAACTTCAGGTTGTCGTGGGTGTTATCGCAAGGCACCATCTCATACCTATCGTGCAAGACCACGATGCTGAGCTGGGTCAGGTCTGAGAGCCCGCCCTGCACCGGGCTGTTGATCGCGCGCCTCTCCTGCTTACTCGATACCCAGAAGTCAACGGCGTTGATTAGCGGCAGGTGCCTGACACGGCCCAGGGGGTTGCGCACATAGCCGTGGGTCTTGGCATACGCGATCTGGCGATCATGCCACGGTCGCAGTCCTGGGTACATGGCAAAGAACTTCTCGATGGCCTCCTCAGCCTCTTGCAAGGTGAACACCACGCCGAACACGTCCAGGGCATACCTCACGAAGCCCTTCGCCATCATGCCGTAGATCAATCCAAAATTGAAGCATTTTGCCTTCTGCCTCAATGACTTACGTTCGTTTTTCGATAACGCTGTGAACTGCTCCATCGTGTTGCCACTGATCATGGCACCAGTATAGCTGTGAAGGTCAGCCTCTCGCCCTCCCTCCAGGTAGAACCTCAGCATGGCGGGCTCGTCAGCGATCTCCGCGGTCATCTTCAGCTCACCCTGGTCATAGTCCGCGGACAGAATCACATGCCCAGGCGGCGCGATGAACGCTCGCCTCAGCCTCGGGGTCCAGATAGGGTTATGTTTGGGGGTAGTCTGAACAGCCGGATCTCGCGCCGACGTGCGTCCAGTATTAGTTCCGGCCTCTTCTCCCTCCCACTCTTCCTTCCCCAAAAAATACGTCGGGTGGAATCGACCGTCGGCCCTCAGGTGCTTCAGGAACCCGATGATGTAGTTATCATTGATCTTGCCCGCCCTGCGCCAATCCATCAGCCCCATAACCCACGGCAGGTCCTTCTCGAACATCTTCAGGTGATCTTTACCCGTGGCCGGTTCGGCCTCCGCCTCCGTGATCTTCCTCTGTTTGAGTAGCTGCTCGCTCTTCGGCGTGAACCGCTTCGGCTTCAGCCCCATGAAGCGCTTGTTGAACATAAAGTCCTTGACTATCGCGGGCCTGGTCAGGGACAGGTCATCCATGTACTTGTACCGCAGCTTCACAGGCAACGCCTTCACGAGCTGTCTGTGCTTCGCCCGTAGATAGCGCTCTGCCATCACCCCCAGCTTCCGGTAGTAGACCTCGTCGATATACAACCCCTGGCGCTCGATCTTCTCGTATACCCGGGACACCGGGTGCACCAGTCGCAGGTACAGGTTGGCCAGCGCCGGGTCCAGCTTCAACATAGGCGTCAGTCGACGGTCGATCCGGTACTCCGCGTCACTGTCGCCGCCTGCATAAGTGATCAGCCTAGGCCTGGGCACCAGGTCCATCTGGCTCTTGTCGAATTCTGCGTTGAACGCGTCATCGTAGCCCCCCATCTCCGTGAAGATCTTGGCATGGACGTTGACGCTGTTCGCCCGGTTCTCGTCCAGCAGGCTACCGATCAGGATCGTGTCCCGCTTGAAGTTTGTGCACCCCATCCCCCACTTCTCGGCCATCCAGCCCATATCGAACTTGAAGTTCGCGCCGACGGTCGATACCTTCGGGCTATTCAGCAGCCAGTGGATCTGCTCCCACAGTCCGTCTGCCCCCGGCTCCATCGGCTCATCAAGGCCCTTCGGGAAGTACCTTACCCAGCTCTCGCCCGGCCTGAACGTGAAGGTGATCGCCACGATCCAGCGCTCGGGGTTGTATGGGTCCAGGCCCACGGTCTCGGTGTCGCACGCCACGGGGATCGGCCGCTTGTACTTGGTGTTGGCCCTCACAATCAGCTCAATCAGCGTGCTGAAGTCCTCCACATCCCTGTACCGGGTGCCTTCAGCCCCAGGCACCTCCAGACTGCCTGTCTTCTCCAGGCGCATGGCCAGGGCCACATCCCACTGGATCTCCCACAGGCGCGCGTAGCCCGTGGCCTTCTTGTTGGTGGGGTCTTCTTTCCAGATGATACCAGGGTCCCAGGTCAGCATGATCCTGGCCCCGTTGTGTTCGATGATCTTCCCCCGCATCGAGGTTAGAGATCTGCCCTTGGGGGCCATGCCACGGTCTTGCAAGAACTGCAGGACCTTGCTGCCAAAGCCCAGGATCACGGGGTTCGTGCCCTCGGGCACAGGGATATACGCCTGCCCCTCCCGGAACGGCAAGACCTTCGCCGAATGCCCAGCCAGCACCGGCTTCACTACCTTCACAAGATTATCGCCAGACGCTCTGGCAGGAACCCATAATCCTAGCATCGGCCCTCCTCGACCAGCCAGTTATCCCACAGTCAGTGTTTTAGTGGTATAGCACAATCAGGACACGGAATGAAGGCCGGGTCCCCCTTTTGAGCCTGAGGAACCTTGACCTTGCGAGTACCCCCACAGGTATCACAGCCCTCTGCTTTGCCCTTCTTCTTCTGGCCCAGCTTGATCACCCGCGTGACCGTGTTGTCCTGCAACATCAGCCCCACGTCGCCATACCGCCTATTCACGCGCCCGTGTGTGAACGGTGCTGAGTTGGCAGCCATCTCCGCGATCTTACGCTGAGCCCCTCTGAAATGATTGGGGGCCAGCTCCAGGAGGATGGCCTGCCTGATGGCAGACTTGTTGACGAATATATGCTGGCTCACTTGTCCTTCAATAACGAGCCCCGGACGATCTGGACATTCGCTGGGGCCATGATCGTCACCTTGGCCATGTCCTGCCTGCCTATACCGGCGCTGACCCGCACGTTCTTGTGGATCTCTTCACTGTGCCGGTCGTCGATCTTGAACAGGTGATTGAATCCCTTCTCCACTAGCAGCCTGAACTTCACGGGCCCGTCGATACGGTCGACAGATACCCTGATCTTCTCGCCTGCGTTGATGATGTAGAAATCCTGCCCCTTTTTCAGGTTGAGTACCAATGCTCCCATGTGCCCCTCCTCATCTCTTGAGATTAAGTAATTCCACGGCCTTCATCGTCAATCCCCATTGGCTGCCTCCGGCCCGGCCTCGCTTGTTATTGACCAGGTCAACCAGGCCACGCTGCCTGAGGAGTATCAAGTGCGTCGATGCGTTGATAGTGCTAAACCCCGTGAGTCTCGCCATCTCCCCGGTCGACAAGAGCCGAGGGTAATAGCTGGCCAGTATGCCCAGACACTTAGAAATCTTCGTGTCCTTCTTTGGCAACACCACCAGCTTCGGATTCGGCAGATGGACAATGGTCTGATCCCCCTGCTGAGTGCGCACGATCTTACGCAGACCGCACATACAGCGCTGAATCACATCGGCATCGTCATCCTCGAACCACGAACGCTCCCCACACTTCGGGCAGGGTCCTGCGTTACGGTCGCCCCACATGCCCCCTCCGTCCTCTTATTATGCGCGGAGGGTAACACTACCTTAATCCTCGTGCCAGTCCTCGATCTTCCCGCCATATAGCATGGTCAGCTCGCCCTCTAATCCTATCTCGGAATCCATCTCCATCGCGCCCAGCAGGTCTTCCTTACCGACCGTAACCTGAAGCTCGTCACGGTTCCCGGTGCACGTGGTATCACCATCCTCCAGGAACTCTAAAAATTCCACATAATCCGTATCGCTATTGAACTCAATCAGCATGACTACGAAGGACTCCATTCCCCTGCAACACCTTCCTCATCTGGCGCTCTGTGCGCGCGAATAGGTCGGGGATAGTCGCGTTATTCAGGATCTCAACATCAGCCTCGAATTCCCAGGTCTCACTGGCGTGCCCTTTGATCCCCACGTCCCCATCAGCCTCTGGGCGTAAAACCTTCCACCCGAATCCGCCCTGAGACTTGATCCAGTCAAGCTCGTGTTGGAACCGCATGTCCGAGAGGACCATGCCCTGAAAATTCTCTGACCCCTGGACGATCATCCACTCGTGGGCAATGTGCCTGACCCATAGGCTGGGCCCTGGGGACATGTGTCTGTCATATAGCTGCCATCCCGCCTCAGTGCCCTCAAGCTGCAGCATCTTCCGGAAACTTATACCCCAGCGCTCGATCACCTTGCTGTAATTCTTCTTGCTGCACTCCTCGTCGAGGAGCCCGAACTTTACCTGGGTCACCTGCTTCAGACGCCTGGCGAATGAGGCATGGTATAGCCCGTGCTCACTCACTAAATACCGGGCCACCGTGTCCTTGCCAGCCCGGGCCTTACCCCCGATCCCGATCAATATCATCAGATGCGCACCTTTTTCTTGATTTGAACTGCCTTCTTGATCACACGCTCAGCGTAGCCATTAAACCCCAGCCCCCTGCGCGTCCTTGAGCGATACGCTGACTCACCGTACTGGTACATCAGCAGGGCCACCTTCAACGGGTGCTCCCCCTTGACCATCGGGCGATCCAGGTAATACCGCAGAACCGCGGCCCCCGCCCGGATGTTCACATGCAAGTCATAGCGTAGCTCATCAGCATCAGCGACAAAATCCAGCGCCTCGGCCCAGAACGGCATCACCTGCATACAGCCCACGGCTCCCACCGGGCTCTCCATGTACCCCGTACAGATGTCGTCACGATACCGGCTCTCACCCCAGGCCACGGCCAGGACCACCTCAAACGGTAGTTTGAATTCCTTCGAGGACTCATAGACGGCCTTCGCGATCTCGTATACTTGCCCGCCACTCCTGTCTCTGTACCTGTCCTGTGTCAGGAGATGGATGGCTTCGACGATTTTGCTTATATCCCATGCCCTGTCGGTCGTGCCCTTGAATTTCTCATACTCAGCCAGGACCACCCACTCCTCGACAGTAGCCACGTCCACCTCGCCGTTGTAGTAATAGTCCTGCAACACGTCACGCTGCGCTGTGGTCCACAGCAGAGTCTGGGACTTCAACTCCAGGCTTTTCTCCAGCTCCCCCATTTTTTTGTCCATGTCCATGACCAGGATTAGCGAATGCACCAAGACCAGTGACAGCGCAAGGTGCATAAAGTCCAGGGTCCAGTTACTCCACAGCTTGACGATCATCTTCATGAGATTCTCCTCTTTGCCTCTTGCCAGATTCTACTGACAATTTTAGCCTGTAAAATCGCGTCGTCAATCGCCACGTGCTTCCTGAACCCCTCGTCGTTGAAATCAGCCCGCATCTCTGCCTTGTTCATTCCCAGCAGCTTAGCCCCCAGCATCACCCAGGTGCGCATATCACGCCACTGCCTGAAGTGGGCGATGAAGTGCAGGTCACAGAGCTTGAACGCTTGCTCCAGGATGACGTTGTCGAAGTTGCTGCCATTGCCCCATAGGCACGGATGCTTCTTGTGCTCGGTGATAAAGTCGATCAACTCCATCAGCGCCACCTCCAGCCGCACAGGGTCCTGCTTCAAGATCTCGAAGGCCACCTGGGTATCAGACTGGTTCCAGAAGTCCACGCACCCCTGGTCGATGGTCATCCCGCGCTCCACCGAGCTGTCCAGGGCGATGTTACGCTCGAACGTCGGCCCGATCTCCCCGGTCCTGATGTCAAAGTAGCACAGACCTATGCTGATGATGGCCCCGCGCGGAGGCAACCCCATGGTCTCCAGATCCAGCATTACATGATGATACGGGAACGTCCCCTGGATGTAGGGGTGCTCGTCAGCCGCTATCAGTGCTCGCTCGAATACGCTTTCTGTCACGTGACCTCCTCGTCAAACTCATTTTTCCGGCCTTGTACGCCGCCTTCAGTCGCCTGTACGCCGCCTTGCTACACTCCGGGTGCAGGATGATCCGCTTGATCTCCACCTGTATCGTCTGCCCGTACTGCGGGTGGGCCTTGTTCGTGATCTTCCGGATACACTTATCCCCCTTCGCCGCATACCCAACCCAAGGCTTACCCACAGTCGCATCCAGGGCCAGGGACCTCAATGCCTTGGCCTTAGTCCCCCGCATTGTTCTCTCCGTTGCCTTTGTCGGCCTCCGGCGTCGTAGCGTGCACAAAGTACACAGCCGCGTTATCGGGCTTGGCAAACACCCCACCCCCACAGTTCACAATCTCCATCTCCAAGGCCCCCTTCAAGGCTTGGACCTCATTACCAGCCTCCACCTCGGCCGAATAAACGATCTGCTTCGGCTTCCCCTCATCAAGTTCAGCGATGATCGGAAAGAACATTGTCACGGTATACAACATAGCATTCTATATTCCAGAATCAAGAATACGCCCAAGCCAGAGCCTTGAGTGCCTCTGGCAGCTCACCCAACAGGGCCCAGCCCCACATAGCGAACCCCACCAGGATCAAGGCTGTGCCCGCCTGAGCGGACCCAGGATAGTCTTTCTCTTTCGTATGCAGCCACCCGGCCAGTCCCATGCTCATGAAGCCCACAAAACCCCACAGGCCCACGTCAGCCATCTCGGCCCAGGCCACTATCATCGGTAGCTTTTCCATCGTCGCCTCCTCGCGTTATGCAGCCCCAGGCCCCCTAGGCTTAGGCTGGTCGATTGTCGCCCCCCGCTTGTCACGTTTCACAGGAGGGTAATATAACCGATCCGTCCTCTGCGCCCGTGTCTCACTGGCGCGCTGTCGACGTACCAGCTTCCTGAAATTCTTGCTATTCCTGCTCAAGGGAGGAGTATCACCTTGGTCGCTGCAATACCCTCGACCAGGGTCGCGAACCTCATGGCCCTGGTCACCTCGTTGAACATGCCGTGTTCATGTGGGTTGCTCCCATCTCGCTCCATGATCAACACGATAGGCTTGCGATACGCCCAGCCCCACGCGGCCTCCATGACCGTGCCGATGCTGACCTTCGTGGCCCCCAGCATGTTTATGAAGATCAGATCCCTGGTCTTGCAATCCCAGTGATCGCGCATCGTAATGGCCTGAACCGTCGACAAGTGCCCCGTATCCGGTTCACCCATCGGGCTGAACTTCTTGACATCGTTCAGGGACTCTCTCCCCCGCATCGGAGAATAGGTCTCAATACCTACGAGCTTGAGGGATATTCTGACATGCTCACGCCAGTCAATTACCCCATCGTAGTCGAGGCCGGTAATGGGCCCCGCAAGGTACACGGAAGGTTTATTGCTCTTGCTCATCTCTCCTCCACTCTTACTCCGACAGGCTACGGAGTATAACTCCTCCGGCCGCGTCGACGCCAGCCTATGACACGAATCTCGGTAACCTCGCCGACGATCCCACAGCCAGTGGCCAGCAACAGCCTCAGGGCAGCTATGCCCGCTGTTATGTAAGAAGACGACACCACCTCCTCGCGGAACTGCTTGATGCCGTCCACCTTACAATAGAACGATACCGCTGTATGGGTGTTATCCACCGCCCAGCATCCCGCCGACGGCGGATAGCACACTGCCGAGAAGGTCGCCCACGCTGTAGAAATACGAGGCAACATATCCCGAGGTGAAAGTCCCCAGGTATTTCAATATCATCTTCGCCTTGTTCATGATCCTGTTCCTCCATCCATTTTTTTGTCGAAGTAGTTGGCTAACTCCCAGAACACCTCCGCTTCCTCAGAATCTTCCTCTCGCATCAGCCGCGAGTACGCACGCATAGCAACACGCGCCGCCAGACCTCTCTGGCCCTCGACGTTCGGCTTCATGGCTGCGAGGCCCATCACCTCTACTTCGCCCTTGAGCTTTTCAAGATTTGTGCCCTCTGGAGTGAGACTGTTAAATTGCACCTTAGGGGCCCCCTTCCTAGCGTCTTGTATTTTCTTTATCCACGGATTCAGATAGAGCTGCACATGCTGACCGGTCCCGACCACGTCCATGGTCAAATCATTCATACCGGCATCTGCCGGGGCCCTCATCGTGATCACCAGCTCGTTTTTCGAGTAATCATAGAACACGGATTCAAGTTTGCCACCTATCTTCTGCTCTTTCGCCATGTCAGCCTCCATCGCTGTCTCTTGGCTCACACCCCCGCGAGGGTCTCGCCATGGATGAACGTGTCTCGGCTCCACCCTATCGAACTTGTCCATCATATCAGCCTCCATCGCTGCCTCGTGCATTAAACGCCTACCACTCTCTTCAGCTACGACCACAACCCGATCTGCAGCCTCGATAATCTTCAGATCCAGTACCCTCTTCCCCATTGTGACTCCTGAAAGTCTCTCTGTCCACACGTGTGGACTAGGAGGCCAAACCCCCCATCCGGTTACTTACTAGCACCGCCGCCCTGACCAGGACCGCCGTCGCCATCGGGACCGCCGCCTCCGCCAGGACCACCAGGGCCACCGTCGCCGTCGCTGTTACCGGGACCCCCATCGGGACCACCGCCACCGCCGCCGCCAGGGCCTCCACCACCGGGACCGCCGCCAGGACCTCCGCCTCCGGCACCACCGCCGCCAGGACCGCCACCGCCGCCCTCACTGCCTTGCCCGAGGCCAGGACTGCTAAAAGCCCCAGGTCCACCGGTCCTCACATCCCAGCACTCGTCGTAAGTCTTTCCGCTTTTCAGTAGGGCTTCGCACTCAGGGGTGAATGCCCACGGCCACTGCTTAACAAGACCGTGATCAGTGCCGCCTGTGGCTTCGTAGCCGAACTGTGCGCACATATCAGGCGTGTCATAGAAGGCATCCCCCCTACACAAGTCATCCAGCCCCGCGTGCAAGTGGTTGTTATCCCCCGCCGACGCCATCCCCACACTGAACATCAGCACAAACGCCAATAAAAACCTATTCATACACCTTGCCTCTCAAGTCTTCTGTCGTTGAAAAAATTGGTCCCAGGAGAAGGATTTGAACCTCCGACCTATCGGTTATCGACCGATTGCTCTACGGCTGAGCTACCCCGGGCTATCTCCTGGGGACAGCGCCGACGGGAATCGCAATGGCCCCCGTAAGAGCGGACACCGGCATGAAGATCATCTCCTTGGCCAGCATTATCTCCCCACGAGGAGAGAAAAATACTTTCACATCGCTCATGGGCTTCCACGCTTTATTCAGCAGATCTGTGATCTCCTGCTCGAACGGTGTCTTGGCATCACCGGTCACCAGCTTGTACTGGTACGCCTCCTGCTTAACCTGTGGCGGGCCCCCGGTCAACCCCTTTACCTTCTCGTGCTCTTCATCCCCGTTCATGTCGCCCTCAAAAAAATGAATGACCCACGGCCCCCAGGGCCATGTTGTTGAGTAAACGCCTCAGCTCCGTCACCACCTTGGTCGCTGGGATATTCCCCAGCTCCCCGTTCTTCAGCCTGGTCTCGTAGTCTTCCACCGCATTCTGGGCCGCGAACAGCCCCTTCTGCTTGGACTGGGCCAGGGCCCTGACAAAGCCGTCGACCACGGTGGGCGGGAGGTGCTTGGCCTCGACCGCCTTTATCATCGCTTCCATCAGAGAATGAAAGGCGGGATCTACATCGCCCCGGCCCTGGATCTTACTCTCCCCAGCCTTGACGACTGCCCCGAATTTTCTAATCGGCTTGTGATACCCTCTCGGCGCGCTTGCTGTCATGTCTTCTCCTACCACCACCACCTTGCCCACCTGGGCTGAACACCTGACGCATCTGGCCTCAGTCACCGGAGGCATCTCTCCATGCTCACAAAACGGACAGGCCATGGAGTCAACTATCTCCCCAGGCTCAGTCTCGTGTACCAGAACTTGTCGCAGGTTGGCCCCGCGGCTTACGTCAACCCTTATCATCTTGCTTGAGTGTAGTCTGGACCCAGCCAAGTGCAAGGCCCACGCCCTGGCGTAGACGCGCCAAAGGATCACAGCAGTGCGGCGTTCGGCCGTTAGCCGCCAGGAAATTGCCTAGCACCTGATCTCCGGCCAGAGCCGCCTTCAAGGCGGCCTGGATACGCAGCATCTCAATCCTCTCCCCCTCAGTCATCCTACCCACTCATGAACTTGAAATCGTCTTCCATCCAGGACTTCGCATCCTCGGAGGTCTTAAAATGAGCACCAATGAAGGCCATATACTTGTTGCTGTCCGGAGACTCTTGAAACATCGCTTTTAGGTTGTCCATATCGAAAGGCTCCAGGACCACCATAACCGGGATGTCCTTGCTATCGTAATATGTGTCTCCTATTTTCACTTTCATGGTCTACCGCAGCCCTCGTCATTCCTTTTGAATTCCTGGGATCGAACCTCGAACATAGGCTTCATGTCCACGATCTTCACAGGCCGACTTTGCTCGCGCTTGATCGAGATTAAAATCTCAGCCGACTCCATCTGGTGACTCGTCTTGATCGGACCATCGGTCCTGAACTCAACGTTCCTCACCACGGGTCTCGGCTTCTCCTCATCAGTGACCGTCTCATACGTCATCACGTACATATACGGCAATGGTTTATTGTTCTTTTTCATCCCCCTGACCTCTGGGTATGCGAACTCAACGTGGTCCGTCTCAGTCAGTATAGCGTCCCTCAGAGGGATGTGACAGCGCTTGACTAGGTCAACGACCAGGATCAACAAGTTAGCCAATATGCTTGACTACCTGAATGCGCTGACCATAGATATGGATCAAGCCACTATCCACGGAAAAGGCTACCCCTTCCTGCTGGGTATCGAACATCTTGGCCTTCTCAAGGTTAGGCGACCAGGAGAACTGCGCAGGGCCCGCCTGGGCAAAATCAGAGCCCTTGAAGTAGGTGTCCTGTTTGTTAAAGTCGTCAATCTTGATCTGTCGTCTTATCACCCACGCCATTGTCAGGTCCCTTATCCACTGTTTCTAGGCCCTTCTCCCGAGCCCGGATCTCTAGCCCCTGCAAAAACTTAACCACGCCGCGGCCCTGGTCCTGAGTCTGGGCCACGTCCACCAGCGCTGAAAAATAGACCACATTCAGACGCCAATAGGCCGGGTCACCCCGCTTCTCGCATTCAACCACGCGAGCTGTAGCCACCTGTTGCAGGTAGCCCCAGGTATACTCACGCATGGCCAGCGCCATCACCCGCATAGCCCGAGCCATGCTCTCTGCCGTCTTTCTTCCGCTATCACCTTCACTCATTACGCTACCCTCACGCATTTGAACCCCAGTTGCCCTGGCCGACCCAAGTCCACACTGTAGCCAACCAGACGCCGTCCCGCGTAGTAGCTCACGCGCTTACCTTCCGCGCGCGTGCGCGTAGCCTTGTTGGATACGGTCCTGACGAACTCCGACAGCGATACGATCTCTTCATCGCGAGGAGTGAAATGCCTGGCCATGTCAGAATCTCTTGCCGTGCTTATGGGGTCGGCCCGCATTGAACTCCATTTTCAACAAGGTTGCAAGCCCCAGACGCAGGCCGTATGCCTGGCAGAAGTCCATCAGCCGGATCAGGAGATCCGCACACTCCTCCTCCATGGCCGTGATGCCAGGCACCTTCTCACATTGCTTGGTGGGCTCTCTCATAGCCTCCAGCATCTCACTCACCTCGGAGTGTATTAGAGCGATCTTCTGCGCCTGCACCGCGTCACGCAACCCGTCGGCCTTAGGCGGCGACATGATGCACTCTTCCTCCATGCTGTCGATGTACTCCAGGATGTCCCAGAACCCGTGATCCTTGGAGTTCCTGTGTGCTCTCTTCTGGATGTACTTGAACAGGGGCAGGAAGTCCTTGGTGAACTGCTCGCTCATCAATCGGTCCAAGACCGGTCCAGAGCCCGTCATGCGACCTTCTTCAGCACATGCAGGCGATGGCTCAGCGCCCGTTGCATGCGCTCGATGTCGCGGATCATCTTCGACGACACCTCCATGCCAGTGTCCAGCTCATTGAAAAACTTCAGATACCGGGCCGCCTTCTTCAACGACTTCATGGCGTACTCGGCGTGCTGTACTTGATCCAAGTCCTCGACCCGGATCTTCCTCATGTCGATAGTTTGCTCACTCATCACTTTACTCCCTTCTCAAAACATGGGCCCTTGGGTAAGGGCACCTTCTCGTTCAACTGCTCCATCTGCAGACCACAGCCCTGGCACTCATAGAGCCTGTGATCGTGCGATAGCCATCTGTGGTTCGGCGCGTGTAGCGCGCACCAGGCCATATATACCTTAGTCTCTGACCTGTGGGGCATCGAGTAGAGATACTGATGCAAGCTCTCCCGGCCGCACCGATACTCGCTGCACTTCATTGCAGTTCAGCAACCACGTTCGCGATGTCGCCCTTGCCGCATTTGAAGGTCATAATCCATCGCTCTGGTGAGCCTGGGCTGCGCGTAGATGTAGCATAGCAGCTCAGCCACACCTCGCCACTTCTAGCAGCCACTGTGGCAAAGGATACGGCCAAAATAAAGCCTAGAGCCGTGCCCATCGTAAGGTGCATCCACCATTTCAACATCACGTTTCTCCATCGCCGCCCACAACAAGCGGCACCATTAGCTGTGGGGCTGGTACGTGGACCGCAGGCAGCGCGTGTACGCCGTTCTCGACCTCAGTGACATGCCAGTCCCGATTAAAGTATCCGACCCCCTCAGCGGCGTCTAAGCCGTCCTCGACCCGCTTCCTGCATGACTCTGCCAGTTCAGCGGGTGTCCGCTCATCCATAACCGGGTCCCCAGCCCAGTCCACCCCGACCAGCCATTCCAGCTTGAACCGGTTCCCGGCCTTGTTACTCGCGTATAGGGTCACTTTGTACAGCATCAGATCATCCCCTTTTTCATAGCCAGCCACTCGGGTATCGTGATCGCCGCCAGGCGCTCATTGCCCGGCCTGTGGTCATACTCCAGTCGCTCGATAACCGACCTGGGTATCCAGATCTCTTTGTTCCCCTCGTGGAGCACCAGGATAGCCAGCTTGGCCGGGTCATCCATCAGCACTTCTACCACGAATTGATACTCGCCGTCACTCATCCTCTGCCTCTGGCAGCTTCTCTAACGTGCCCCCGTTCATTAGCTTATTCCCGGCCAATGTGGAGCCGATCACGTGCAGGTCATGCACCACGTATCTCTTCCCAACCTCGTACACCCCTGCATCCTTCTCAAATATCTTCAGATTGATGTCCGTCACGTCGTTCCTCAGGACATACATCACACTGCCGTTCGCCTGAAAATGCGCTATATTACACGTGACTATCATCATCGCCCCCAGTTCGTGCACTTGCAATCCATAGCCAGCCCCACATAGGGGTGGCCGCAGATATTGCAAAGACCCGCGGCTGTGCGCTGGGCATCCCTGAGAATAGCCGATCCCAGGCTCATCCTGTAAGCCTTATCCATGGCTATCGTGTGAAGCTCACGCGCGCGTCGGCGATTGTACAGCCACTGTCTGATACGCTCAATCACGGGATGTACCACACTGGGCCGCCCGCGGAACCATCAAACTCGTTCACATCAGCCGGGTCCTTCAGCAGATGCTGGATCTGTTTGATCGCGTTCTTCGCTGCCTTCTTGTCCATGCCTTGCTTGAACACCAGAAGGGCACCCACCATCGTATTGCCATTGGTTCTCATCGTCATCACCTCTCTCTGCTCAGTTTCCTATGCCCAGATCACCCAGGCCACCACCAGAAATATAGCGATCCATGTTGCCCACGCGCCTATTGTCACTGGCGCAATCCTCTTCCTGGCGTTCATTTTCGTCTCCAGATCTGCTCACCACGTCGACGTGCGATGGCCGCACACACTACCGCGACCAACACGCCCAGGTGGGTGGCTATCCCCAGAATCACAAAGATGTCATTCCACATCACTACCCCCTTATGTACCAGACGATCACTGCCGACACTAAGCCGATGACGAGACCAACCCAGAACCCGGTGAATAGACCCATCTTGTAGTACCACTTCTCCTGCCAGGTCATGATGCCCAAGTCCGCCATGTCAATGTTGTCGTGGATGCTCATCACGTCACCTCCGTCGCTCTGAGCGGACACCAGCCTGGTATCCCCTCCATCTTGATCTCTACGGTGCGCGATCCGTCGCCTTTCTCTGTGGTGATTTTAGTGAACGGGAGCACCCTGGCCTTCCAGTCACACCCGCGCTTCCTGACCGTAGTCGGATGCCCACAGATCTGCTGGGCCCCGCCCGGCGTGAACGCCCCGCTGTGGTCACTGTGGTGACACTCCAGGCAGGTCCGGATCTCTGTCGTGTATTTCATCACGTCCCCTCCGTCGCCATCTCATTGGCTCGCGCGAGTAGCGTCAACTCCAGATAACCACTGGTCGTGTGCCCCACTATCATGGAGTCCATGTCTTCAGCGATCTCTAGCTTCGCCTTATGGCCTAACCCATTGAGTTCAAGCAGGGCATGCCCAGCTTCGCCCAGGCGTCTCTTGATGTCGTCTATATGTTCGTGTCTGGTCATTTTGATCACCCCTTCAGTAACCGGCGAGCCTCACGGGTCCCGCCGAATGTTTTGAATGCTGCTCTAAACCTTTTCTTAGCACGCGCCACCGGATAGTCAAGCTGCGTGATGTATCGGTCATCACTGTTCGGGATCTTGTGTACCTTGATACCCGAGCTGTCCATCAGGATGATGTGAATCAGGGACCGGCCGCGCTTCACGACCAGGCCTATACGCTCCCCGGAGCCCACGTCGGCCACGGAGTTGGCTAGGTGCCCCTTCTTGCCGAGCTGCTTGGCATGCCCGAGCCTGGGCGCGTTGTAGAATCTCACAACCTCACACATCACTTTATCCTCGCCTGCTCATCGAGCCAGGCCTCAGAGACCCACCGGCTGCGCTTGTCATCATCAGTCACGTAATATCGTGGACCCTTAATGTCTCCGCGCCCGCCTATCTTCAACACCCTGAGAAAGTCCCGCGGGTCAGGATCAACGAACCGATCCCCTACCTGGTACTTGCAGAGCTTGTCAAAGTGGGCACTCATCACTGCGCCAACCTATCACGCTCAAGGTCGCGCTCGGATACCGCAAACTGTGCCATCAAATCAAATAGATTCTTTGCAGTAATACCCCCTGCTTCAAAATCGGCTATAGACGAAACCACAAAAAATGCTTCAGCCCTTTCCGTTATGTCAGTCACGTTAAGAGCACGTAAACGCTCATTCTCACGACGCATATCCCGATGTTGTTTGTCAGTCATATCAGTCACCTCAGTAGTTTGCCAGATCGAGCACTGCTTGCTGGTCGCCAGCCTTAGCCTTGCGCAACAGCTCGCGATGCCTCACCTGCTCAGCCACGTTCGTGGCGATGGCCGCCGCAACCAGCTTCTCGAAGTAGGCCTTGGCCGCCTTGTACGTCTTGAAGAGACGCACCTTGTGAAGGCCGTTGTTGTTTGTCCAGGTCGCGCCTTTCTTCATGCGTCCCCGCACTACGTCACTGATCGCGTCAGCGATGTAGACCTGGGGGCCGACCGCGAACTTCAACCCGCGTGCCAAGCCGAGCCGCCCGTAACTGGCGAGCGCATTCGACTTGAGGATGGCCGGGGCCATGCCTGTGTTGGAGCACCCGTAGAAATCGGGGCCGACAAGGTATCGACCCGTGGTCATTCTGCTCGGCATGTTCATACGCGCGCCTCGACGAACTTCCTGGCCGCGGCCAAGGCTTCATCGGTGCTATCGCGAACGTGCGACCAGTCCCAGTCTAGGCCATTGGCCTTCAGCTCCGAGACCGTGAAGGTCCCGTAACCGTCACACAATGCGAACGCCCGGTCATGATCGGCGGCCGACAGCACGTGCCGGTTAGGGCTGGTGTGGTAAAGAAAATTGTGAAGGTATTTCAGGTCGGTCATCGTAAGATCCTCTGTCTGTCTCTATCCCAAGAATAGACCAGATTCAGAAGATCGCAAGGACTACCCGACGAACGGTCTGACGAACGGTCATATCGCCGTCCACACGTGTGGATGACCCCGTGGAGACCAACTTCCCCAGCCCTCGGTCGAGGGCTCTGATTCTGACCGTCCACGAGATCATCTACACGTATGGATAAGGTTCCCGGCCAGTAGAGCAGAGGTGATGATCCCGTCGCGCCTCATGTCAAAGCGCTCCACCGCTGGCCGGGGCCCAGTGGTGACGGGTGACCAATTCAGTCTTTATTCAGCTCCTCACAGATCTCCTGTGCGTGTTCCTTCGTCAGTCCTGTATCCAGCACCATGCGCTTGCTTGGCAAATAGGTCCCATAGGTGCCCCTGGGATATGGAAACTCACACCTGCGAACCTCCCACAGGTTCCCGCGCCACCTCTTCCAGAGTCGCTTGAAAAATCGCTTGATCACAGTTGACTCTCCGGGATCGACGGGTTGAGCATTATAAACCCCACCACATTCCTGCCCCGCACCATGTAATCGTAGAGAACCCAGTCTATGATCGTCGTGTTCTTGCGCAGGTGCTTGTTCAACAAGACCTCCACCTGAAGGCATTGACCCGCCGTCAGCTTGGGGTGAGACATACGCACAGGATGACGCGCATCTTCCGCGGCGTTGCCCGGCTCTACCTCCTGGGTGGAATCCAAGGCCTCCTGAATATCGTTCTCTATGCCCTTCGCCATTGCCTTCTCGATCCCCTTTCGAAGGTCGACATCTACCCCCTTCCCCGTTTTGACGATCAGGTCCTTGTCCTTGAACGTCTCGCGCGCGGGCGCGCGGTCGGGCGCGCGGGTAGGCGCGGGCGCGGATACATCCTCGACCCCCTTGTACACGTGGTCGGGGTTACCGAATACATAACGCACAGGCGCACCGAACGCATCCTGCAATGCCCTCGCCTTCATCGCAGCCTCAGGCCAGTGCCCAGACTTGCGCTTCATCCACGGAAGACCTTCATCGGCGGCCATCGCCCTGATGATCGCGCCGCCCAGGGCCACCTGTAGGCCTCGGGCTCGGTTAGGCGCGTCACCGTTGCGTGGTGATGCCTTCCAGATCCCGTGTACCTTGCCAGTCGCGATGCTAATCACCTCGACCACGGTCATGAACGTCGCCCGACGGCGCTCGTTCTTCGTGCTGTTGCCTGCGTGCAGGTGCCTGATACGTACCCACAGATGCTCGGGGATCACCAGGTGACTCACCGGAACCCCCAGAACCGTACCCACGCCCTTCGGCGCTTTGTACCTGGGGAGTCTGTTCGTGTTGGGCCAGCCTTCCTCTATCGTGTACTCTGTATGTGCTTCGGTCATCACAGCCCTCTCTCAAAATCTCGTGCAAACGGGTGCCGGTCGGGGTCCTCCATGCGTACCATCCGGCGAACAATGTGCTTCGTCCAGATCTCCAGGGTCATCGACCTGATAAATGCTGACGCATGCTGGCCTCGAATGTAGTCCACGGCCTGCACCATCGGCATGTACGTGGCGTTGCCAGCTACCAGCTCGGCCAGGGCATCCTCCAGCTCGTTGAGCCGGGGGAATGCTATCACATCCGCAGTCATGCGCTGACCTCCAAATCGTAAACCATGCCCACATTGAACTCCGCAGCCTTGGTCCCTGCGATGCCTTTCAAGGTCAAGGTGACCACGTCGTGGGAGAATTC